GAGGATCACCTTGTTGAGGGTAGCAACGTTACCAGCGCTGGTGCTGCCTGGGGTTGCACTTTCAAAGAGTATTCCGGACTTGCTCTGCAGGTCCTTCTTGGTGTTCTCAAGGACAACTTCCATAACCTTCTTGCGATTGCCTGAGAGACCTTCGCAGAGTGCGGTCTTGGTAGCCGACCAATGAGTTTCAAACAGATTCTTGCTCATAGTTTTGGCTTCCTTTACTTGTTAATGCCTGCGAGATAGAGAATTTCACCAATGTCTTGGTTATCTTCTTTCACCGCTTCTGACAGCTTGTTTGGCCTGTCACCCGTGAATGCCACGGACTTATTGGTTGCGTTCTCAGAAAGTTGCTTTCTGACAGCGCTAGTTGCTTCACCGTTCATCACGGTTGGGAGATAACGGTTGAAGGCTTCCTTAAGATTTGTCGTCTTAATGTCCTGCAACATTTCTTCCATGATTGCCTTCTTATCGCGTGCTAGAGGTGCCAGGAGCTCACTCATGGTCTCAAGCCTTGTGGTACGATCTTGGGCTGCCTTGATCTGCGCAGCAGCAGATTCCACAAGCTTTTGCTTTTCAGTGATCTGCTTCTTTGCTTCGTCAATGCGTGACTGGCTTTCAGCCAGCTGCCTCTGCAGCTTCTTGACTTCGCTGCCTTCTGAAAGGTAGCTAGCCATGTATTCGCTTGCAACGGCTTCGAAGATCCTACGACCAAAATTGTTCTCACGAGCAACCTTGATGTCGTCCCTCCACTGTACCAATTCCTTGCGGATGACTTCGTTCAACGTCTTGTCGAGCGTCTTGGTTGCCTTTGTAAGAAATGCTGCTTTGGTTTCGTTGATCTTCTGCTTGCCCTCTGCAGCAAGCTTTGCACGCTGCTCAATGAGGGCTTTCTTATCAGTCTCGAATTCTGCAATCTCTTCTGAAAGCTTCTTAACTACAAAACCTTCAAGCTTGCTTATGCGATCCTGAGTTGACTTCCTTGCGCTTTCACGGATGGTTTCTACTTCAGCTGCCATCTTCTTGCGCTGTGATTCTAGCGTCTTCCTATCGGAGACGAACTCTGCCACTTCTTCCTTAAGCTGCTTGGCAATGAATGCATTCAGCAGTTTGGTATGTTGAGCTACCTTGGCCTCTGCGATACGCTTAGCTGCTAGAGTTTCACGAGTAAGCTTCGCCTTCTGTGCGATCAGAGCAGCGCGGTCTTCTGCGAACTCTTCAAGCTCAGAGCGGATAGTATCGCTCATCATGTTATCCATTGCCTCAACAAGCTGTTGCTTGTCATTGGCATAGCGTGCAGCATAATCTTCCTGCAGTTGGGCCTCGGCTTGCTTGATCTTAGCTTGGAAAGCTTCTTGGAGCGCAGACTTGACCTCAGGGCCAAGCACTTCGTTCTCAAGGAGCTCTTCTATCTTCGTTGTCATTTAACCGACTCCTTATCTCAGTTTCAACTCGTCAACCCAATTAAGCAGTACCTTCGTTAGATGCTTTTGAGCACCTACATCATGGCGCACTGCTTCAGCGAGTTCGTGAGTTCGGTATCCGTGTTTGCGATTCATGATTGCCTCGTACATGGGCACGGGGTAAGCATTAGGCGCGCTTGGTTTTGCGACGATATCGACCGTGAGCATGTCAAAGTCGCTAACTTCGCCGTTATCGTCTACGTTTCCTGAACCGCGGCTGCTAACACCAAGCTTGATGCCGCTTTGCAGTAGCGTGCGGACGATCTCACCGCACGGAGTTGGCAATATCTGTAGCTTGCCGTATCCATTGGCTCCATCCATCCACATCTCAGTGATCTTGTGGCTAACGCGGTCCAGGTGTATCTGGAGCTCCTGTGGGTGATCACACTCACCAAGCACTCCGCTATCCTGCCTGATTGACTCGTTCAGGGATTCAACCGCTTTGCGTATCTCATTCACGGGATACACGCGACCGTTATGATTGCGCAAACCGCCTTGAATGAAGATGCCTTTCATGTAGACATTCTTTGGTTGACCCTCACCAGCCGATTCAGTTATGACTTCGGCTTTCGCAGTGTCGTAAGCGAGGTGTTCAACTAGCATATTATCTTTC